CCATGTGGAATGGCCCACCGCTCTTGTATTTGTAGGTGTAGATAGGCGTCCCATCGTCCATCTTGCCGACCTTGCTGATGTCCTTCTTTGCTCGCTTGTCAGACAGCAGCCCGAGCCCTGCGCCTGCGGCAGCGCCCCAAGGATTACCCGTCGCTGCGAAACCAGACAACGCGCCTCCAGCCAGCCGCTGCAGCGTTCCAGCTTGGCCCGGATTCTGCGTCTGCGTCGTCGTGCCACCACCCTTGAGCGTGCCGAGCGCATTCCCGAGATAGTTCAGTTGGTTGCCCGCGTAGCCCTGCTGCTGCAGGTACTGCTGATAACCGCTGTCCAGTTGGTTCTGCTGCTGTTGCTGCGCTGTCTGCCCTGCGTTGATCTGAGCGCCAGCACCCTGATAAGCCAGATTTGCATACTGAGGAGCCAGCCCCAGCGCTTGCTGCTGGTTAGCGCGCTCCGTGTTGTAGGCATTGCCGCGTAGCTGCGTGCTGATGTTGCCCAAGTTCTTCTGCAGATCGTATTGGTTCTGCTGCTGCACTTGCTGCAGACCAGAATTTCCGAACGATCCAGATCCGACCATCGCAGACTCTGTCTGCGGCTTCACAGCCATGTTGTAGTTCCGCACCACATCCTGTTGCGCCGAGTCAATCTGACCCTGCAGCGCCGGGTTGCTGTTCGGGTTCAGGTACTTGCCAGACAGCACATCCTGCAGATTCGATTGCCCAGCGTTGCCTGCTGCCGTGCCGTTAGCGCCAAGCTGCGCCTGTTGATCCAGCCCCGCAGTCGTGCGCGGGTCCATGCCTGCCACCAGTTGCCCGCCGTAGGCTTGGTAAGGCTTGCTGGCTAGGCCGGAGGCTTGCTGCAGATAGTTCTGCGCGTATGGCTTGATCCAATCCGGCAAGTCTGTGCTGCTGGTGGTCTGCGCTGGCGATCCCTTGCTCATACTGGCAACCTCATGATGATGTGTGCTTGTTCAAATCCGAATTTCTGTCTCCACAGTCGAGCCACCGCAGGCCCGCACGCACCTTGGATGCAGTCGCAGCCGTTGTGCCGTGCGATGTCCTTGAGCCTGTCCACAAGTTCATCGTCAGCCATGCCCGGTGCGTGGATCGCACTGATGTGCAGCACCTTGCGCTTGCCGTAGTCCTGCACCTGAACCGTGAGCCACTGCCCAGGCTGGCCGATCAGCGTCGTGCGCCCTGCCTTGATGTCTGCCAGCAGCGCCGGCCCATCCGTCTCGCCATCGGATCTATTGCAGGCCAAAGCGAGCGCGCACGCCCCATCCGCCCACGCCGCGTCAGCGTCGGCCGGCAGGACATGGAACATTTAAGGGGTAACAGACTTGATCGCGTGCCAGGTTCCGGGCGTCCCTGACGCTACGCAAACCCACCCAAAGACAGAAACGCCGCCGCTGTTCGATGGTGCGCTGTTGCGGATGAAATCACCCGCCGCCCATGTCCCCGTGGTGGGGTAGCTGGTCTGTGCGTTGTGTACAGACGCAATTCGGCCTTCTGTAAGCGAGTTTACCTGTTCTAGCAAAGGTTTGAACAGGTCAGTAAGCCTCCTTACAAGCGTCTCGCCAGAAGGAAGTCTCGGATCGACGGGAAGTTTCATCGACGACCCGCAGGAAGTAGGTCAACTTCCATTGCGCTGAATCGGTTGTCTCCCGAGAAGTCAAACCGGAAATAGTGATAGCGCGATGTCTGCCGGATGTCGAAAGAGCCATCGTTCAGTTCCGCCACGATGCGCTGCACGGCATTTGCACCTGCCGTTTTTTTCGTGAACCCGTAGCAGTCCACAATATCCGAGATGGTGGACGACTGCAGGCGCACGCCCGTACACATGGTGGCTTCGACCGCATCCCCGATCTCGCCCGTGGTGAAAGATGACGAAGAAGATGCAGCCGTCAGGGTCTGCAGTTGATGCGCGGATGTGAACACTGCGGGCGACTCTGACTGATTCAGCCAGCGCACACTGTCAAAGGTGAATGTCGGCCCCGTCTCAAAGTCGACGATGGTTGACGATGTGCCATCGAACGTCACACCGCCGTTGCTGATGTATGTCAGCACAGCCTCGACAGACGTATCCGCACGACCCCACCGCTTTGTCAGCACATGGAACACAAGGCAATAGTCGGCCAGTCCAGACGATGTCGCAGATGGGAAGTAGATCCAAACCAGATTTGAGAAGCGGTCCCACAGGAGCTTTGTCCTGCCTCGATACTGCGCGCTGCTGTTGTCTAGCCACCACTGGCGCACGGTATCCGTGGCGAGCGGCACAGGGCGCGTGCCGTCGAAAAGGTAGATATTGTCCGAGCCCACGAAAACATGGCCGATGGATGTGACCGCCACGGCTTCAGGCCCGACGCATCCCACATCTTCGCTAACAGGCGTCCACTGCCACACGACCGGAGCACCCGCGTAGCGCCCAACGAACACCCCGCGTTCTTTGTATGCAACCACATCAGAGCCGAAGCGCTTGGCAGCGGTAAACCCGCCTTGCCCGTCAAGGATGCGCCCCGTAGTCGCCTGCGTAGCTACTGAAGGCGTCCAGCTTGTAGCGTCATACAGAGCGCAGCACCACCACCGATCCGGCTGGTCTCCATAGGTCGCATCGGATGTGTGGAAGGCTAGGACAAAGTTCGTAGCAGACTCCACGATGTACGCATTCGGCGCGCCCGTGATCTCTGCAAATGCGCCCGATGTGGATAGTTGAATTTTCTTCGTCGGCGTCGCTGCGATAGAGGAGTTTCCGAACTGGCAGAAGCTCCACCGATCCTCGCTGCCTAGCGAGTAGGTGCCGCCTCCCGCAGAAATGTCCGTCCACGATGTGCTGGCCGCTTCGTATAGCTTGGTTGCCGTGCCAGCAAACAATCTGGCATTGTTCGTCAGATCGCGCACCACCGCAGAGCCACGGCACTCTCCCGCCAGAGCTGGAAGGCCAACGGCTTGAGGGAGCGGTGCCGACCGAAACCCCTTCTCGAACGGAACGATGTTTTGGCAGTCCGTCATGATGCCAGGAGTGCGCGGTTCAGCGTCTGGAGCGAACCCGATCAGTTCTTGCATCATGGCGTGAAGCCCCGAAGACGCACCTTCATGATGCTTCCGCTGAATCTCATGTTCTTTTCAGATCCGTTCAGGTTCGCCAGCGCCTCTTGATATTTTGCGTTGAATCTGTCGGCCGCTGGGTAGTCCTTCAGGAACTCCGCTCCTTCACGGCATCCGGCCCACAGATAGACCTCTGGCGCGTTCAGCAGCACCCAATTCGTGTCTGGGTCGTTGACGAAAGAGACAAGCCCCTTCCAGTAGAGGATCGAATAGGACTGCGACAGAGCCCCGCCGACCACATAGATTGCCTCGCCCACGATGGTGTAGTGGTCGCCCGTGCGGGTGTCCTGCGTGTACTCTTGGAATTCCTCTGGCGTGATGTATGTCTTGATCTTGTCGCCCACAATGACGCGCCGAGCGTCAAGGAACAGATCAGGCACAGGGATGGTGTCCGTGGTCGATGTGCCCGTGACTAGCGTTTCCTGCACCCGCGTGCGAACGTCGCGCCGGATCTGCGTCTCTGCCAGACGCACGAAGATGGGTAGTTGGTCCGTCAGCGTGGTCCGGTTCAGCCACGAAGCGATGGCGTCCTTAAGCTCGCCATAGTTCCGTATGCCGAATGTGCTGGTGCTGCTACTGGAAAGGACGGTTGTCATTAGCAGGCCCCTACGTTAGCCAGCGTGGCGGTTCCAGCACCAAGCGCGACGTATGCCCCCGCGCCATTGGTGCAAAGCAAGTTAAACCCGCCTGAAGATGTGAATATGTTTGGTGTTGTGGTCACAGTCCAATTTATGCCATCCACAGATGTTGCCAACGAACTTGATGACGTTCCGCAAGCCAAAAATACACCTTGAGCGTAGATGACTGCCTTGTAATCTCCTCCGAGCGATGGCGTCGTTCTTTCGGTCCAATTTGCCCCGTCTGTTGACGTTGCGACATTCTTGTTAATTCCAAAATTTCCGACGACAACAAAGATTCCGGCGCCGTAGGCTATGCAATTTTGCAATGCACTTGGAGTCCATGTAGCAGGCTTGCTGCTTTCAATAGCCCATGAAGTTCCATTTGACGAGACAAAGCTACCTACGTTTGTAATTGAAACGTATAGAGTACCGCCATATACGCCGCCTAATGCAGAAGAATCAGACCTTGGCAACGAACCGCCAGAGTAAGAAATGCCGTCAGCACTAGACAAATAATTGCCCTGCCCGAAGATATAAAACTTGCCATTTGCGAACCAAACAGGATTTTGCAACAAACTAGAGTGGGATCTCAAAGTCCACGTTATGCCGTCTGTTGATGTACCGGATTGGACTGCGTTGTAATTGGCAACGAAAATCCCATTTCCGAAAGCCACATAAGCCGGGAACGCGCCAAGTGCTAAAGAGCTTGCGCCGTTCGTCCATGTGACACCATCTGCGCTGCTTTGCGTGACTGTGTTTGATCCATCTAGACCTCCGATGACAAATAGCCCATTTCCATAAGCCATTGTTCGGTTTGATCTAGTCCCACCAAGAACCGTTGCGGCAGACCATGTTGGTCCCAACACACAGCCAAGGTTCGCACCTTGATTCGCAATCACGCCCCGCAGGGCTGGCGTAATCATCATGACGTTGCCATGTCCCCGTACACGCTATAAAGCGCCGTGCCGCTTGCGTCGTTGTTGATGCGAGTCAAAGCAATCACGGACTGCTGCACGCGGGTCTTGGCA